TATGAAGTCTGTCCCGTGCCACCCAGCGGGGCCGAGACAGCGGTAAACCCAGTAGCCAAAGAACCTGCCGCCAGTGCGCCAGTACCTGTTATGCCCGTGTAGCTGCCAGACAACCGAGAAGTGCCCAACGTACCCGTTGTGATATTTGAAGCATTGGTTGTGTCCGTTGTTGCTGAAGCCGCCAAACCTGAAACTGCGCCTGATGCTATGGCGATACCTGTGTTTGTGACCGATGTAACTTGGCCCTGCGCGTTGGTGACGAATACCGGGACGTTAGAGGCGGAGCCGTATGTACCCGCCGTACCAGTGTTGGCAATATTGAATGTGTAGGTTGGAGACTCACTCAGTCCTGTCCCTGCGGTATAGGTGATAGGGGCAGAAAACTGTTGAAAAACAATTGCCGTTGTGCCAATCGTTATGGGAGGAGCAGTCTGCTGTACCCAAGCGGTATTGACGTTAGCAGTTCCGCTGGTCACTAAGAAAAAGTCACCCTCGTCAATCTGGTCAACGCCGGTTCCAACAGTATCCATGTCTGTTGATCGGGTCAGAATAAACGGCGCACCCGGCGATGAATTGCCCGCTTGAGTGAGCGTGTAAACGCCGTTATGAGCCCCGTTCGCTTGATTCTTAATCAGAACCCGCGTTCCGTCGTCCGTAGGAGAAGTAAACGTATGGCCATCAATTGTTAAAGCGCCGTTACTATCCCCAGTCAGCGTCGCACCAACACCAGATGTGCCGTTGTTGTATGTACATGCAGGTAACGCCGCCGTAGTTGCGTAGCCCACAGCCTCATGGAAGTGAATGCCAGACGCAATCGCGTCAGCGTATTCTTTGTTGACAATGTCGGTGTTGTTGACCGGGGTTGTGGTAATTGTGCCGGACGTGATGTTTGCCGTCGTGATGTTTGCAGTGCTTGCGCCCAGTGTGCCAATATCTAAAAGGGTTACAGCAGACCCTGCCGTATCTAAATACACCGCCCTTTCCGCTGGGTATGTACAAAACACATTTTTTGTTCCAGCAGCAAAATTAACCAAGCTACCAGAATTGCTGGACTCCAAAACAGTGGTGCGGCTTAGCGTCGTGCCCGAAGCTGTGTACGTGCCAATACCTACTTCCCAACTCCCCGTGCCCGGGTCTGTAATTGCGTAATATGTGACATTGCCGTCGCCAATAATTGCAAAAGTTTGGAAACCAAAAACCGCACCGTTAAGAGTCAGTGTTCCAGTGCCAGTTGTAGTGGTGGTTTCTTGAACTCTATCTTTGACTACGAGTGCCATTTGCTCAACCCTGCGTTTTAATTACTTGCCATGTGTCAGTTTGACCGTCGTAGATGACTGTCCAACCAGCATTCTGGGCAGAATTGATGTCTTGCCAGCCGTTGGTCTGGGCTGTTCCAATCGTAGCCCAAGTCGTTGTCTGGGAAGCATTGATGTTGCCCCAATCTGCTGTTTGCGCATCGTTGATGATCTCCCAAAGCAGCCGTGCAATGATCTGATCTGCGGCCACCGCACCTTCAGTAATGGTAGCAAAAAAGACCGCACTTGCAAAGACCGCATCTAACACCTGCGCCGTTTCGCTGACGGAGGCATTAAAGGTGGAGGGGGCCACCAAAGTACTGTCGGAGCCAGCCGCAGCCTCAGAAACCGCAACACCAAACCCGGCGGCTGCGCTGGGTGTGTCCAGACCAGAAATAAGCTCGGCCACTGCGGCATTGAAATCCGCGTTTGAAGACGGTGTGTCCAGCCCTTGCGCCGTCTCCGCAATAAACACCGCGTACACAGGACCTCCTAAAACCGTTTCAAAGGCTTGGGCAGTCTCGGTTATGGCCGCTGCAAAGTCAACCAAGGCAGACGCAACATCCCGCGCCGTTGTAGCTTCGGCTATGGCGGCGGCAAAATCCACCAACGCTGATGTGGCATCTGAGGCGGTTGCGGCTTCGGCTAAGGCTGCTGCAAAGTCAACCAAACTGGAAACCGTCTCCGAACCTGAACTTTGTTCGGCAATTACTGCGTTGAAATTTGAAGCAGCTACGGCTACGCTATCGGCCCCAGTGGCGGTTTCCAAAATACTGCCTTGGAAGTCTGCGCTGGAAGCTACCGCATCCGCCCCGACAGCTTGCTCTTGGACATCTGCTATGAAGTCAACAAGTGCTGTTGTGTCATCCACGGCCACCGCAGTCTCAGTGATGTCCGCCAAGAAATCTGCGAGGGTTGATACCGTGTCTTCAGCAGTCGCACTTTCTTGTATATCGCAGGCGTAAATCGGTAGTGAAGATACAGTTTCGCTACCCTGCGCAGACTCGTCAATTATTGTTGTAAATGTGGACGGGGCAACTAGTACAGTTTCTGATGCCGTCGATGTTTCCGCAAGGGCGGACTGAAATATTGCAAGTACCGCCGCTAGATCAGCGGCTGTTGCTGATTCACTAATAGAACTATCAAGCACTTGCCCCCCTGCTGGCAATGCAGCATAGGGGGTTTCAGCAAATGCAGATGTTCCAAACACTCATCAAGCAGCGTCGAGGCTGAACGTGTAGGTCACATTCAAGGTGTCGCCAGACACAACGGTGCGGTCGCCGGGGGACTGAAAATCAGAGGCTGAAAACAAAACACCTGAAGTGCCACTGGCCACAGTACACAAGAACGCGCCTGCAATAACGCCACCAGCGCCAGAGATGGCGAAGGAAGAAGGCGCGGCAGAGTTGCTGATAACTGAAGGGTCTGCGGTTGTAGCCGTACCAAATGTCACAGCCTTGCGTGAACCGGCGTAGTCGGTGTACTCAGTCCATGCTTTGGAAGCCAAGGTGTCGGCTGCGGCAAAGGTTGTGCCAGAACCGGGGCCGGTAACTAAGCCAAGAAAGAGTGCGGCGGTATAGGTTGCGCCCTTGAAGTACTGCGTGTTCATGTCTTGCAAGCCTTCGTTCATCACGAGATTGTGCTTGGAAGTACTCCACTTCAAGTTGCCGTCTTTGTCAAAACACTCGACATAGAACACGCCGCCTGCACGAGCGCCAGAGTCGGCCCCAGTACGAGCGACAAGACCCGCGCTTACGGTGTCTGTTGAAGTTGCTTTTTCGTTAAACATAGTCGCTCCTTATGCGATGCGGATGATTGCGGTTGTATCAGTGGCCGCAGGAAACTGCACCACAAATGTGTTGGCTGAAGTCTTGTCTGCGCCAAAGTCCAACACGCAGACTGCGGGGTTGGTTGTGCCATTTGCCTTGTAGATCAGTGCGCCACGAGCTGTGAACGCACCAGTCCATGAGGCATTGGCAAAGGACAAGTATGCGGTTGTGTTAGGGGGATTGCCTGTAGTGGGGACTTGATTGATTACCAGAATCTCGCCACCTGCTGTATACCCAGAAGCCACAACTTCGCCCGTAGACGTATAAGCTGCGGTAGCCGCATCAAGCGTGGCTGCATTGGTGTAGAGCGCAATTTTAAAGACGTCCGTTGTGCCTGTGCCGAAATCGTACAAGCCTTCCAGCAGGCCAGTGCGAAACACGTTGCAGGTGTAGTTGCCGGTAAAAGCCATCAACGCACCCCATTATTCTGAGGAAGCGGCGCTTCTCTGTACTGGCCACTTCGGTACGCGTCGCTGCGCTCCAGACCATCGCCCAGACGTTTGGCCATTCCAAGTGCTTCCATGTATTTCTGGTTGTAGCCAGCAATAACATCTTGCTCACCCTTCATGAAGGTGTAAGCCTCAACCAAGGAGCCGTACAACAACACAGAGTCAAAGTTGTCGCCCAACCAAGTTTGGCCTGATGCCGCAGTGGTGATGGATTCTGGATAGTAGTAATAGTGCAACTCAACGTCGTAAGCGGCATCAGGAGTTGGGCCAAGAATAAAGCTTAACTCGTTTGTGATGACAGGGCTTGGGTCGTTGGTAGTCGTTGGGCCAAACAACGCGTAGTACTTGGGGATGGCTGTATCGGTTGGCTGTGGGTAGGCTTGGCGAATGAAGTTGACATCCTTGTTCAGCAAATACTCATACGCGCCTGTAGCATCAATGACTGCCAACGAATACGAAGACAAAAAGTCTGCTGGACACGACAAGTATTTATTACCGCTGGAGGTTATCCCCGTCACGTTTTTGCGCAACGAGGGGAACTGAACCGTGTTGAAAATGCGCTGCTCAGCCTGCTCAATGAAGGTATTCAACTGCGTCTGGGGAGACACAGTTGAATTGTCATACAGGTACGTTGCCGGGAACGTGTTCTCGGTGTACGACTGAATAGCGGCAATCAACTCGGTGTAGGTCATGCCATTGGGCCCCTAGCCATTTTGCCTTTGGTCTGCGCTTTACCGCCGCGCACAACAATGCCGGAGGTTTTCATGGGCGGGTAGTCACCGCTGCGCACATTGGCCACAGAAACATTTGCTTCGCGCAGATATTCCTTATTTGGCTGGTTGTACACGTCAACGGTTGGGATTGTTTTGGGTTGGTTGTATTCAGCCATCTTAGCCTCCGCGACCAGACGAACGCTGGTTCATTACTTTGGCCATGTTGCGGCCATACTTCAGCATGTCGCTGTTGGTCTTGCCACCAGCCTTAAGCTTGGTGGGTTTTTTGCCGGGGTGCATGTTTTTCTCATGCTTGCCCACAGCGGACTTAATCATTTTCTTGTCCTGTGCCAAATCTTTCTTGTCCATGATCGACTCCTTATGTCGTAACTACGCTAACTATACCGATTTCTACTGCTGAAACCAAGTCATTTGGGGTCAGCCCGTCATCATTTGCCCTCGAACCCCCAACTGGAGCCCAGCCCCACTGGAATATCCGGCTACCGCCACCAACCACACCTTGCGCGTCAATGCTTGGGCTGTTGGTCAGTGCAATCTGCAAACCTGTGCGGCCAGACACTCTGTACGTCAGGTCAGGACGTGGATCGCGCACACCTTGGGGGTCATCCACCGGATACATGCCCAACTGCAACTGCGGTTGGTCAGGTTCCCAGCACTGGGGGCACACCTTCAGGTCGTACGTCTTGGTTTTGACGACGAGCTTCTTCAGCACCGTCAGTTTGAACCGAAAGCCGCAACGGTCGCACTCGGCAATCGCATTTTTACCAGAGGAAAACCTATTTCCCATGTCAGTTTATAAACATCTGTCTAGGCACGAGACGCAGTGCGGCGCGTTCCTGATCTTCATCAGCCGCTGTCATCCAAGCCTCGTCGTACTGTTGTTTCAGCACTTGGAGCCTGTCCATGCCACCGGGCACTTTCAAAGCAATGTAATAGGCCAGTCCGGCCACCATACAGGGGACAAAACGGAAGGGCACGTCCATGACGTTCACACCGCTGCCAGCATCCTGCACCCGACGCATGCGCCAGTACACAAACTGGTATGTCTGGGAGCCGTCAGGCGTAGGCCACATGGTCACGCGGGGCACATTGTTGATGTAAATCTTGGCATTGACGCTGGCAGTGTGAGAAGCGGCAGTTGTGCCGTTCTGGCCACGGAAGCAGTCCCCCAAAGTGTTGCCATCAATGTAGTTGTAGAAGATTGTTTCGTTGTCAAGGTTGATGTAACCGATGGCTGGCAGGCCAACCACGTTGGACAGGACGATTGTGTTGTCCGTGGCGTTGATATTTGTGGCCAAAACCGCCGTGGTAGGGGTAATTTGGCCGTCCAAACGCTGATACCAGACTTGAATTGGTC